TCATGAATAAATAGGAATTAATTCTCGCTTAAAATCTTCGTACATTTCAAAGGCAATTTTCATGATTTCTTTGAGTTCATCGTAACTGTGGAAGCATACTGCCGGCAACCTTTCAGAACCATTGGATAATACTTTTACAAACATATCCCATGAATTCCCAACTCTAACTTCACCATTATACCTTGCAGACCAAATGAACTCAACAAGCCCATATTTTAAGCTGATATTGAATCTGAAAGTATAGAAATCCTTGTTCTTTACTTCACCAACAATAAAAAAGTTTTCCTTTTTCATAAAACGAGCTTTATAGCCAAGAGACTCAAATACTGCAATTACTTTTTCGTTTTCATAGTTTTCAAATGTGTTTTCTCTATCTGGAAATTGTTTTGATAATGCTTTATATCTCTGAATAAAATCAATTTTCTCAAGTACCTCTTTAATTTCGGGTTCTAAATCATACGCCATCAATTATTCCTCCCTAAATCTAATATCAATATCATATTTTTCTTTTGCTAGCTTGATATATTCATCTATTTTTTTGAATTTTTTATTAGATGTTGGAATCTCTAAAATATGTCTTCCTTCTAGTAACTTTCCCTCCCCTTACAAGAAAATAATACCAATTTAAGGAATGGGTTGTAAATTGAATATTCTAATAATTCTACGGTTAAAGAGATACTAGTTCATTAAGTTTTTTTAATCTTATTCAGATGCTCGGGTGATGAAGAGGTTTTTAAGATTGAATGTAAATAGAAAAAGGGAAGGTATAGAGAATGTACACATAAATACGTTGTAAAAATCATGTTAACAAAAAGAAAGTACAGCAAAGAAAAATGAGTTATGGGGTAGAATGTAGTGTTTTTAAGTGTTAGAAGAAGGTAAACTGGCTAAATTCAGAAATGATAATTCTAATGTTGTATTAGCATTGAAAAGAAATACTAACATTAGAACAAATAGGACAGTATAAAATGAATTAGATAATGAAGAAAGCCGCTCGTTTTTTCGGGGCGGCTTATTCTTTACATGTTTTAGTTTTCTTCTTCTTTGTAATTTAATGCAATCTCTACTATTTCTTCCGGTGTTAAATCCCTAAAATCCCAAAAGATTATATCACTTGGAGCGGGATGAGGTACACCGCTATTATTAAATTGGTTTACGTATTCATTAAGTTCTTCTTCAGGTAATTTAGGATTACAAATCTTTGTTACAAGTTCAATAAGTTCTTCTTTTGTCATTTTGAGTGTCATACTAACCATCCTTTCATAATCATTAACCTTTTTTACCGAAATGATATGAACGATCTAAAACATTTTGATGCATTTTAGGAGAAACAATTATTAAGTTATCGAGATTGTACACATCTCCACCCTGGTGAATTGGTTGTTTATGGTGCAAAATATATTGATTGTGCTGACCATACTTCTCAGATAATGGAGCGAATGGAGCTTTACCCTCTTTCATAAGGTTTATATTTCTTTGGTTAAATTCTGTCGCATAGTCTGAATCAGCAACTGTTTTCCAAAACTCTTTTCTAAAATCATCAAAGGAGTTGAAATTTTTTCCAATTAACTTATTTCGAATTTCTTGTGGAATAACACCAATTGAACCTTTATTATACATTAGTTTCTTTTGAGTCCCTAAACTTCGTTCAAGATTAAAACTTGAAGTTACTGTTCCTGGAGAATTTCTTTTTTGTGCACTTGAAATCGTAGTCTTTGCAAAATTATAGTAGGCTTGATTCAATTCGCTTTGAGGTATCTTGGTTATGATAGTTCCACCAGAGAAAGCATAAGAAACATCTTTCTTAAAAGATTGTAAAATCTCAGATGCGTGCTTCATTTCTTTTATTAGTGTTACTCCTTTTGTTAATGTACTTGCTCCACTTGATGCTTTTACTCCTTTTATAACAAGTCCTGCTCTACCTAATCCCTTGTCGGCGATTAGACCAATACCTATTTGGGTTAATGCATAAGTAATCCATTGCGTACGGCTCTCTGCATCTCCATTTATCATATCTCGTTTCACGGTACTTGAAAATGTATGCCACATATTTTTCGCCGTTTCATCCAAATGTAAAATCGCATATGTAACATTAATAAAAGTTTCTATATCCATATTCCTTATATTCATATTACTTAAAGTTTCCATGGACTTGATTGCATCTTCAACAGATTTCCCTGTTCCGATTACAGTACCATTCCATATCTTTTTTACTGTTTCGAACATTTCAACTACACTGTCTACCTTATCGCCCCAAGCTTTTTTAATCGCAGATGTTTCTTCTAGCCTACCGCACATTTCTCCATCTTTAATTAAATGATCAGCTTTTCGTTTTTTTTCTTCTGTAATTGCTTGAATAGGACCCGTCCACTCCATATTCAACCCTTGCGTACTAAATGTACCACTTGCAGGACTAAAACCTTTTCCACTTTGAACTTCCGCCAAACCTGTCGCAATGCTAGCGGCTAGTTGGAGTGCAGTATCATAATTATTACTAGAAGTATAATTAAATTCATATAGATGTTCTAATTTTTCTTGCAGTTTTTGCCTCATGACAGTAAAAAGATTTACCATAGCGTCCATACCTGGGATCGGCATAGTTTGGTTGAGCGCTTCTGTACTTGCTATCATTCGATCGATTTCTCGAATTTGTTCTAATATCTCCTGTTCGATAACATCTGTAGAAGCTACCTGTGATTGAAAGTCTCTTGGAAAAGCATCATTTTGACGGATTAATTCTTCGCATAAGTAAATGATTCCTTGTGCTAACGGACGAAAGGTTTGTAAGAAATATGCTTTTGCACTGCTATATGTTTGTCCTTGTAGAACAGTATCCAATGCAAAAGCATTAATAGAATGAATAATTTGTTCCATTCCTTGAATAGTAGCGTTACAGAAAGCGTTCATACTTTCTGTTTGAGCTTTTACTTGACCGAGATACATATTTAAAGACATGAACTTTCCCTCCCCTTACAAGAAAAATAATACCAATTTAAGGAAGTGATTGTAAATGTAATATTCTAATTATTTAGCGAAAAAGGTACTCTTTCATTAAGTTTTATAATCTCATTCGGATGATCTGGTAATGAAGAGGTTTTTTAGTTGAATGTAAATAGAAAAAGGGAAGGTATAGATTATGTACAAATAAATACGTTGTAAAAATAATGTTAAGAAAAGGAGAGTACAGCAAAGAAAAATGAGTTATGGGATAGAATGTAGTGTTTTTAAGTGTTAGAAGAAGGGGGAGGTTTTTATTAATGTGGATAAAAAATGGATGGAATTCTAGAGAGGGGGTTAAGTTTTATTAACTATAGACTTGCAGTTCTTTTTTATTTTGTTACATTGGCCTGTTTCTATGCATATAATCGGGTTGTATTCAATAAAAAAAGCCCAGGCTCCTTGATAAACAAGGTTCCTAAGGCTTTTAATACTACTCTTTGCAGAGTACCGAGATTAACGAGAGTAGAACTCTTGAATGTTCAAAACCCTAGTATTATTGAGGTTTGAAGGAGGTATTTCTAAAACCTCCCCCAAAAGTTCCCCCAATTACATACTTAAAGCCTTACTAAAGCTTTCCACAGTTTCTTCTTCTAGTTGCTTGAATGAGTGACCGTAAATATCTAAAATCATTGCAGGAGTGTTTCCTAAACGATCAGCGATAACTTTCACTGGGATACGTTGACTAATTAGAATAGTAGCATGTGTATGCCTCAATCCATGAGGTGTTATTCTTTTGTATCCTGTTTTCTTTATCAAGCGGTCCATGCTAAATTTAATTGCATTATCTGTGATTGGAGTACCAGTTTGGTACGATATAAAAATGAAATCTTTATCAGAAAGGCGTGTTCCAAAGGAGAGTTTAGTCTCTTTACACCAAATATGATATGTTTTCAATTGTTTTATTAGTGTATCGTCAATTAAAATGGTCCGATAACTATTTTGAGTTTTTGGAGTACGTGCCCCTTTATTATCACGAGTACGTTCTACAGTTAAAGTATTGTTTTCAAAATCAATGTTTTCCCACTTTAATCCTAGAGATTCCCCTTTTCTTAATCCAGTGAATGCTAGTAATAATAACAAAGTATAATTAGTGATGTTTTCTAATTCCTTTGCTGAGGATAGAAACTTTTTCAATTCATCAGCAGTTAAGAAATTATCATCAGTACGTTCATTCTTTATGGTGATCTTATTAAAGCGATTCCTTGGAATGATTTCATCATCCACCGCAGCATTGATAGCTACTTTGAATAGACGATGAAACAATTGAACGGTACTTGGTTCATACTTTTTTAATAACTCATTTATAAAAACACGTTTGTAAGTAGTTTTGTCCAAGTCTGCTAATTTATATTTTCCTAGTATTGGCTTCATTTGATATTTGATAGCATTTTTACGTTGAATTTGTGAAGATATTTTCCAATCATTCTTGTGTGCCTCAAACCAAATATCTAACCATTCAGAGATAGTTAAATTAGAGTTTTCTACTTGTTTTGTATCCCCGTTTAAGACACTTGCCTTTATTTCAAGAAGGGCACGATAAGCATCTTTCTCATTTTTAAACCCTTGTTTATACTTCTCACGTCTTTTGCCTAATGCATCATAATAGCGGTGACGGTAGCACCAAAGTTTTTCATCTTTAGTATTGAAGTAATAGAATAAATCGTTATCTTTTTTTGATTTATGCATTTTCATTAATATCTTCCCTTTCATGCGTGGGCAAACGCTATCGGGAGATATGCTTTTTTAGCAATTAATAATGTTTATCTTCATCATTATAAGCGTCTTCGAATGCATCTTCTTCAAGTTTTTCAGATATGAATTTTTTACCATAGAGAAACCCTTGTATTAAGGCATTTAATTCACGGGTATCTTGTGGATTCAGTATCTTTCCATCTTCTTTATATACTTTAATATTCACTTTATTTTCTTTATTTACAATAACAGGTAGCGATTCATCGTGTTCATGTGCTAATTTTACTGTCTGTAATAATTTATTCTTATCGTATTTATGTTGAGACAGATATTGAGATAGTGAGGGAGTATCAGAAGGATCATAGTAAAAACCTCCAGGTTTTTCATGAATTAGTTCCCATATCTTTTGGTCTTTCTCTTCTTCTGTTAAAGTTGGATCAAGTTCAACCCTTGGAATACTAAGGTAACCTGCTAGGTAAGATAGGTAGTTACCATGAATACCTAATCCTTCTGCTAATTTATCTAATATTTCAACTGAAGGTTTGGTGTGACTACCTGTTTCTAATTGGGATAAATAAGGGTGTGATATACCGGTTATTTCAGCAGCTTTTCTTAATGAAAGCTTTTTATCCATACGAACTTGTCGGATATATTGACCTAATTTGATTTTAATCACCTTCTTTGTTTAATTGTCTAAATTTTACTTTAAGGTGGTTGCTATGTCAAACGAATTTCAAAAAGTGGTTGACGATACCAACCAAAAAGTATATACTGTGTTTAAGCACAACAAAGGTGGTGGAAAAAGATGATTAAAATAGAATTAAAAGATGAGATAAAAATAAGGCTTTTAATCGCAAAAAAAGGAAAGAGTTTAAGGTGTTTTGCTAATGAAAATGGTTTTTCTCATGCTTATTTGAGTCAAATTTTAAATGGTGATCGTAATCCATCGCCAGTAGTAGCAACAAAAATTTCAAAAGGCTTAAATCTTGAAATTGAGGATATTTTTTTTATCAAAGTGGTTGGTAGTGCCAACCGTTCAGAGAGGAGTATCAAACATGGAGTTAGCCACTATTAATGTAGACCTTAATCAAAAACAATTGCGTGATTACATACAAAAGAAAATTGATGAGAATATTCACCAAACATTTCTTGCGATTGATATTAATAAAATGGCTGAATTGACTTGTATGTCTAAGTCGGGTCTTGAACTCGATATACTTCAAGACCCAAGGGTTAAACAATTTGAAAGACGTAAACCGGGTGGGAAAAGATATTGGTTTTACGAACCGACTATGGAAGCGATAAAACAGATTATGAATGAATGGTAACAGATTCACGAAATTTATTAATCTTAAAAATTAGGCGTGGGCAAACGTGAAAAATTGAATTGCGAATAAGGAGAGAAGAAATATGGATCAGTTAACAGTCAGTGAACAATCAACAGTTGCAGATTTAAGAACAAAAAATAATTCATTGGATTTCAAAGAGGCTTCTTATGAAAAAAGTAATTTAAGAGAAATTGTCTACGAGTTAGATGAAGAAATAGGTTCAATTGGTGCTAAAGTTTCTACTTTAGAAGATGTGGAAACCCTTTTAGGAAGATTAATGGAAGATATAGATAGAGCTGTGCATAAAGGGGAGGAGATTTATTACTTTAAAGAGTTTCATAGAAAACTTAGGGTGTATTGGAAATTAATTAATTATACAACGAGTGGATTAAATAAAGATTTCGAAAAAGCAGAAGAACTGAAAGAAGAGCTATTCAATAAGGTTGTGAAAAAGAATGGTAAAAACCAATAAAAAAAGATATATGAACTGCGAATTCATATATCTGCATGCGAATTTTATTAACTACTTACATTTTAACATTAAGTTGTTTTAGAAACAAGGGAGGTGAGAGTTTGTTAACTATTACAACAGCACATAAAGAAAAAATAAAGCTTAAATATGACAGATTAATCGATATAACTGACTTTAAATCCCTTACCAACACAAATGCTATTAATCGAAAGATAGCATACGGAGAGTTTTTAAATAGGATAAGAGAGCCTCTGATAACCAATGAGAAAGGCAATGCAGGTGGTTTTATAGGCGGATATGTTCAAGATCGTAGAAATAAAGCCAATGTAAAAAGCAGAAGCATCATATTAATTGATATAGATGAAGTACCAGAAGGTGTAAATGTATGGGAGAACATTGAGGGGTTCACAAATTTTGCGGTTGCTATGTATTCAACACACAATCATACAAAAGAGAATCCACGGTACAGGGTTGTCATACCTTTGCATCATGATATTGAGCCGGAACACTACAAAGAAGTCACACAATATTTAGTGGATATTCTCCAAGTGTGGATAGATGATACTTCATGTGAATTTGAGCGGCACATGCACTATCCGACTTGTAGTCACCTTGATAATTATGAATTTTATTATCAAGACCTTCCTTTCTTTGATGCTAGCTTCATTACAAAACAGCATGAAGAAATCAAGGCCTTTAAAGAAAATAAAAAGGTTGACCCACGCACAAAACAAAACTGGATTGGGGCATGGACAAATATTTATTCGATAACAGATGTTTTGGACAACTTCTTATCAGATAAATATGAGCCATTTAGAAATAATAGATATACCTATATTGCTGGAAGCTCTAAAGGTGGATTAATTGTTTATGACGATGCCACACATGCACATAGCAATCATTCAACAGACCCAATAAGCGGTAAGAATGTAAACAGTTTTGACTTATATAGGCTACATAGATTTGGTCATTTGGATAACGGCACGGAGGACATGAAGGACAAGCCTAGTTATAGGGCCATGATAGAGCATTGTAATAAAGATGAAAAGGTTAGGGAGTATTACGAGGAGCATATAAAATTTGAAGTCGAAGTTAAAGACCTACAAGTGATAGACCTAAAAAAAGAATTGCGAGATAGATATTTTGAGGAATTATCACGATTAGAACAAGAATGGGAAGATAACGGAAAGAAAGGAAGGAAACCAACTACTATTAGTCCTGCAAGATGTTCAGTAATTCTACCCGAATACATTAGTTTTGTCCTTTTTGATCTAGAAGAAAATACCCGCCTAGCCATGTATTTACCAGAAGAAGGGGTTTATACCCAAAACGCAACTGTTATTAAAAGGGTTATATCATGGTTAGAACCAAAATTAAATAACACGAAAGCTGAGGAGGTAATTTACCATTTAACAAATACTGCGGAAGTGAAGGGAAAAACCAATTCAAGATATTTAATACCAGTTAAAAACGGTGTATTTAATTTAAAAACTAAGAAACTAGAATCATTTACCGCCGATTATGTTTTCACCACCAAGATTACCACACCTTACATTGAAAATCCCGTTAATCCCGTTTTAGATGGTTGGGATGTAGTTAGCTGGATGCAATCAATAGCGTGTGGGGATTTAGAAATCGAAAATCTTTTATGGCAAGTAATGAACGATGCTCTTAATGGTAACTATTCACGCAGGAAATCTATTTTCCTTATAGGTGAAGGAAATAACGGTAAGGGGACATTCCAAGAATTGATTATGAATTTAATTGGTATTAAAAACATAGCCACATTAAAGGTAAACGAGTTTGATGAGCGATTCAGATTAAGTGTGCTTGAAGGTAAAACAGCGGTTATAGGTGATGATGTACCAGCCAATGTATATATAGATGATTCATCTAACTTTAACAGCGTTGTAACTGGTGATATGGTTTCGGTCGAGTTTAAAAACAGACCTATATATAACACAGTTTTTAGATGTAGTGTCATTCAATCAACAAATGGTATGCCGAAATTTAAGAACAAAACAAATGGAACTATCCGAAGAATTGTAATAGTACCTTTTAAGGCGGATTTCAACGGTGCGGCAGAAAACTTCAAAATAAAAGATGAATATATCAAAAATGAAAAAGTGCTGCAATTTGTCCTATGTAAAGCTATTAACATGGACTTTGAAAAATTCGATATTCCGAAAGTTTCATTGCAAGAATTGGAGGTATTCAAACAGGATAATGATCCAGTTCTTGATTTCAAACTATCTGTTTTTGACGAATGGGGAATACAGGAAGTACCGAAATATATAGTTTACGGTTTCTATAAGAATTTTTGCCATGAAAATGGTTATAAACATTTGGCAGATAGACAATTCCATAAACAATTTAAAACGTATTTAGGTGATGGGTGGGAAGATTCACAGAAAAAATTCCGATATGAAAGTCTTATAAAATATGTCGGGGATTTAGATAAGATGAATTTAGGGTTTGGGTTTCCCGATAAAACTAAACCATATAAGGCATATAAGAATAGTTCGTTTAAAGTTGTGTAGCGGTAACCGAGTAACTGAAAAGTAACTGAGATTTATTTTTCGGTTACCTTGTTAAAGATTAGAGCCACAAGGGTTATAGCGATTTGGTAACTGAGTAACCGAAAAACATTGTATTTTTATGTAAAAAAATATATAAGAGAGTATATAAAAAATACAGGGTAAGTAAAAAGTTCGGTTACCAGATACCAGGTATGTGAAAAACGTTGGGAGAGTAAGATGGAAGGCGGTAACCGAGATATGTAGTTTCAGTTACCTTTTCGGTTACCAACTAAACAAATGAAAGAAGGTGAGTAAATGGCTAGTTTTTTCAATAAAATTTTTAACCGTAAAAGAGAACCGCAGAAGACAGAAAGAGCAGATGTTATGAGTGGCGGACCAGCAATTTTTACACCTTTTAGCGGCAATGCTTATGAAAGTGATATTTATAGAGCGGCAGTCGATAGCATAGCAAGAAACGCTGCAAAACTAAAGGGAACTCATGTAATGACATCATCAGACCGTCGTAAAAAGGGTGATTGTCATTTAAACAGGATTTTACAAGTAAGACCGAACCCTTATATGACGGCTTACGACCTTATTTATAAGTTGGTTACTCATTACTATCTTTACAACAATGCTTTTGCTTACTTAGAAAAGGACGGCAAGGGTAATTTAGTTGCTATATATCCATTGTCACCTCAAAGTGTGGAATACCTCACTGATCTAACAGGTGAAATGTATTGTCGTTTCTTATTTGCGAATGGTCAACAAGTCACATTGCATTTTTCAGAGGTACTCATAGTAAGACGTTTCTTTAATTCTAATGATCTATTAGGTGATACCAATACAGCAATTGTACCAACGTTAGATTTAGCGCATACGCAAAATGAAGGGTTAGGAAATGCAATAAAATCGAATGCAACTATTAGAGGTATCTTGAAATACAATCAAGTGTTATCACCAGAGAAGCTAAAAGAGGAAAAGGAAGCTTTCACTAATGATTATTTATCCATTGGCAATAATGGTGGAATTGCAGCAATAGATAATAAATATGACTATATCCCACTAGAAACAAAGCAGACAACTATTGATGATAAGCAACTAGAAGCGGTGAAAAAGAAGATTTATGAGTATTTGGGTATTAGCGAAAATATTGTAAATAGTACCTATAACGAAGATGAATGGTCAGCATTTTATGAAAGTGTTATAGAACCTTTAGCGATTCAATTCTCTTTAGAATTGACGGACAAGCTTTTCACAGAGCGTGAGCAGTCCTTCGGAAACTCTATCATTTTTGAAGCGAATAGGTTGCAGTTTGCTAGTAATGAAACAAAAACAAAAATTATTAAGGAATTAATGCCGCTAGGCTTATTCACAATAAATCAAGCATTAGAAATTTTAAACCTACCACCAGTTGAGGACGGCGACAAGCGACTACAAACATTAAACGTAGTTAATGCAGAAAAAGCCGATCAATACCAACTTAATGAGCAAGGGGGTAACGACCAATGAAAGAATTAAGAGTAGCAGAACTAAGAGCAGCCGATCCGGCAGGTGACAGCGGCCTTATTCTAAATGGTAGACCGATTGTGTACGATCAGCCTACTACAATAAAAGCACCATTTGGGGAATATATCGAGATTATTAAAAGGGGCGCATTAGAAAAAGCGGATTTATCGGATATTCGCTTACTATATAACCACGATATGAGCAAAGTCCCTTTAGCAAGAACGCCTAAAACAATGTCCTTTGCGTTAGATTCGGCAGGATTAACAATGAGGGCAGAATTACCTGAAACCGAGGAAGGAAAAAGCGTTTATACGGCAGTGAGACGCCAAGACCTATCGGGAATGTCCTTTGCTTTCAAAGTACCAAAAGACGGCAGTCAATTTGATGCAAAGACAAACACTAGAACAATAACAAAAATTGAAAAAGTCTATGAGTTTAGTATTTGTCCATTTCCTGCATATCCTCAAACGAGTGTGGAGGCAAGGGCAGCGATTGAAAGCTCATGGGAAATGTTGAAATCAGCAGAAAGACAAGCATTAAAAATAAAAATCAACCAATTATTAATGAGGAGAGTGTAAGAATATGAAATTCACTACAGTAGCAGAGGCATTTAACTTTTATCGTAATCATTCTTTAGCAGAAATGGAAGCAAGAGCAGCACAAATTAAGGGTACAGTTGATACGGATCCAAATGCAGATATTACGGCTATTAATATTGAAATCGAAGGGTTGCAACAAGCAATGAATAACAGTAAAGAAAAACAAACACAAGCACAAAGTCAAAATCAAACACCACTAGAAAACGGGGGGACGGCACAACGTAGCCAATTCAATCCGATTACTGGAATGAACTTTAACCAGGGGCAACAAGTACCAATAGAAAATATTTTTGGTAGCGCAGAATACCGAAGTGCATTTTATAAAACAATGCTAGGGCAAAAACTTACAGATATTGAAACAAGAACATTTAACCGAGCAATGGAAATTCAAGAAATAGAACACCGAGCGGATGCTTTTAATACGACAACTAATAGTGCAGCTGTATTACCTACAACTACGTTAAATGAGGTTATCAGCAAGGCACGTACAATGGGTGGTTTGATTTCACACGTTCGCAACTTTAATATCCCAACTAATATTAGTGTACCAATTGGGACGCCAACAAATAAGGCCCAATGGCATGTAGAGGGTGCGCCTGTCGAAAGTGAAAAGGTTTCAACAGCAGCCGTTAGTTTTGCAGGATATGAAATCATTAAAGTATTCTCAATCAGTGCAGCAGCTAAGAAAATGACAGTACAAGCTTTTGAAGCTTATATGATTGATGAACTTACTAATTGTGTAATGGAAGCTATTGCAGATGCATTAGTAAATGGTACAGGAGCAGGGCAAGGAATTGGACTACTTAAGGGTATTACATGGAACGTAACTAATAGCTTTACGTTTGCTAAAGCAGGCGCACCAAAATACACAGATTTTACAAAAATGCTAGCAATGTTAACACGTGGATATGCAGCAGGCGCAAAATTTGCTATGAGTAACGCAACACTTTATAACCATGTTTATAGCTTGGTAGATGGAAATGGCAGACCGATCTTTATTGCAGACCCTAAGAATGAAAGTATTGGATATGTGCTAGGTAAAGAGGTAGTGATTGATGACAATCTAGCAGATGGCACTATTATTCTAGGTAACTTGAATTATATGGGATATAACATGCCACAGGGAATCATGATTGAAGTATCAAGAGAAAGCAGCTTTAAGAGTGGGTTGATTGATTACCGAGCTATGGCGATTGCAGATACAAAGCCATTAGTAGGCGAAGCGTTTATTAAATTATCTGAAGCAACAGCATAAAAAACATGAAGGGGTATCAGTTATAGCGCTGGTATCCCTTTTATTAAAGGAGTGAGTAATATTGTTAATTACTATGGAAGAAGCAAGGGATGCACTAAGGGTAGATGGTGAAGACAACGATGTGATTATCATTCCATTATTAGAATCTATTCCATCTTATCTTGAGGTAACAACAGGTAGAACATGGGAGGATACACCAGTACATCCATTAGCACAAACAGTAACTAAGTTTCTCTTACAGTTGTGGTATGACCCACAAGATCAGGATAGTGAGAGATTGAAGCGAACAATTGACAATCTATTAGCAGCATTAACTGTATTAGGTAGGAATACGAAAAATGGCTAAGGATTATGCAAAATCTTTTTATAACAGTGCAACATGGCGTAAATGTAAGGACGGATTCATGCAAAGTAAGCACTATTTATGCGAAAGATGCGGTAATATAGCCGTTATTTGCCATCACAAAGAATATATTACACCGCAGAATATCAATAATTCCAACATAACGTTAAATTGGGACAATTTAGAAGCACTATGCCAAACGTGCCATAATCAAGAACACCATAGCGGTGAGATATGTGCGAATGGATTAGTATTCGATAGCAAAGGAAATTTGATTCAAAAGTAAAACATATCCCCCGTTAATTTAAGGAAAAGGCATGGCTAGAGGACCGAGGAGGAGGTTTTTTGTTCCTCTCCATGGTTTTTCATATTTAGGGTGGGATGAAACCAAAACAAAAATAATAATGAAGGTGATTATATGAGAACTTCCAAGAAGATTGTAGCAATTTCTAGTGACATGAAAAAACTTAAAACGATATTAAGGCAGATTCCTAAAGAGCGTTTACCGATAGCGCAGGGTTTATATAATGAGCTTGTATTTATGCAAACTACTTTAGAGTCTTTAAAAACTCAAGTAAATGAAGAAGGACCGACAGCAATGTTCAAACAGGGACGGCAGGAGTTTTTAAGAGAACACCCTGCATTAAAAGCTTATAACACAACTGTACAGCGTTATAGTCTTTTATATAAACAATTAGTAGATTTTATTACCACCAACAGATACAAAGCCAAAAGAAGATGAACTAATTGACTTTATTAAGAGGTGATAACGTGAATTATATACAAGAGTATTGGAATGCAATTGAAGCAGGAGAAGTAATGGTTTCTAAACGAGTTTATAGGCAATATAAACGATTAATAGAGGATATAGCAAACCCAGAGAAATATGTCTTTGATGAAGATAAGGCAAACAAACCTATTGAATTTATAGAGCGTTTTTGCAAGCATAGCAAGGGAGAATGGGCTGGTAAGCCGATTGAGTTAGAACTATTTCAAAAAGCGTATATAGCGGCTTTATTTGGATTTGTGGATAAAGAAACAGGTTTTAGGCGTTATCGTGAAAGTTTATTCTATGTAGCGAGAAAAAACGGGAAAACAACTATGTTAGCAGGTATAGCGGCGTATATGCTTATTGCAGATGGAGAAGGTGGGGCAGAGGTTTATAGCATTGCTTCCAAGCGTGACCAAGCCCGTATATTGTTTGATGAAACACACAATATGATTAAACAAAGCCCCGATCTATCCAAGCATATTAAGAAGCGTAAGAGTGACCTATATTTCCCCCTTACTATGTCCAAGCTCATGCCGTTAGCAAAGAATAGTAATACATTGGATGGGCTTAACAGTAGCATGGTTATTATTGATGAATTACATTCAATTTTAGACCGTAACTTGTATGAGGTTATGAAACAAAGCCAATCAGCACGGCAGCAACCTATTTTAATTATGATTACAACAGCAGGGACGGTTAGAGAAAATATATTTGATGATATGTATTCCTATGCTTGTAATGTGGTGGATGGGAAATTCGAGGATGATAGATTCCTACCTATCTTATATGAACTGGATTCTAAGGAAGAATGGGCAGATAACAAGGCATGGCAAAAGGCAAACCCTGCATTAGGGTCAATCAAGAAATTAGATGACCTTGAAAGCAAAGTAGAGAAGGCAAAGAATAATCCTAGCGATCTAAGCGGGTTACTTACAAAGGATTTTAATATTAGGGATACTGTAAAAAGTGCATGGCTTACATTTGATGATATAAACAATGAGGAAACCTTTGAAATAGATCAGTTTAGAAATTGTTATGCAATAGGTGGGGCGGATTTGAGTGTTACCACTGATTTATCTTGTGCAACTCTTTTAATGGTGGATAAGGACACGCAAAAACGTTTCATTCATCAAATGTATTGGCTACCACGTGATAGCTTTGAAAAACGAGTTCAAATGGATAAGATTCCTTATGATAAATGGCTAGAACAAGGACTATTGCGACTTTGCAACGGAAATAGCATAAATTACGGTGATATAACAGCATGGTTTGTGGAAATGCTCAATAATTACGGTATAACACCCTTGTGGGTTTATTATGACAGTTATTCGGCTAAGTATTGGGTAGAAGAAATGGAGCAACATGGCTTTAAAATGGTTAGATGCATTCAAGGAGCCAAAACTTTAAGTCTTCCTATGCAGCAGATGGGAGCCGATTTGCAAGCGAAAAAGATTAATTATAATAATTCACCTATTCTCAAATGGTGTTTAACAAATACAGGTGTTGAAACTGATCGTAACGGTAATATTGTACCGGTGAAAAATCAAGCTGCTAAGATGCGAATAGATGGAACGGCAAGCATGTTAGATGCTTATGTTGGATTGTTTGAGCATCATGATGAATTTTTAAGGGCTTTATAAGAAGGGAGAATTATAATGACCACAACTCAAAAAAAGGATAAGAAGATAACAATTATAACGGCAACATGGACAGAAGATGAAATGGGACAGCGGATTCCAGAATGGGAACCGTTACACAGTGCTGAAAACATTTGGGCATATTATCGACAGGCTTCAGCAGATGAATTTTTTGGAGCGGCTGCAATTAAATACAAAGTAGAGGCTATTTTTAAAATTAGATGGCGTAATGATATTGATACAACTATGAAAGTACGTTTTAGAGGTATTGATTATGGAATTACTCGAATTGATGACTTTGAAGGCAATAAACAGGACTTAGTTATATATGCTTATGTAATTAAATAGGGGGAATGGAATATGACACATGCAAAATTAAAAGAACAATTAGACGAGGCTTTAGAAAACTATAGGTTAGCTACTCAATTTCAATTAGAAACGTTCGAACAAGTACATGAAAATGAGTATTTAACCAAAGATGATATGGAAGAAATGAACCGCTATGCATTTTATTGCTTAAATGATTTTAAGCATAGCATTCTAAAATATTTGAAAGAAAATGACCGTTGA